GGAGGAATAGCATTAGGGCCTTTAGGATCTGGTAAAATCTTATCAATATCTTCTACCTTAAGAGCCCTGGCAAATCTCACTTGAACTTCATGGATATTAACTCCTGGCGTAGTCATAGCCAGTTCTAACATAGATTTTGCCTGCATCATCCGCTGACTGTCTGAAATGATGTTGGGGTCTGCACTTGGAGCTATATCAGAAACATCCCCTAAGTAATCATCGGGATGGACAAAGTTCGGACCACCTCCTTTAAATTCCGCAACTTCATTAAGATGCAACTGATTAAGTCTATAAAGTTTCCTAAATTCAGAACGAAGGGCTCTGTAGGTACGTTTAAAGATTCCGTTAAAGACTTTCATACCCTGCTCTGCCATAGTACGACTGGTTTCTGCCGGAGTATTCTGTCCTGGGTTTTCTCCTACAAGAATATCGACCGACCCACCAATCCGTTCTCCGTAGTTAATGAGGAGAGATAGGAGGGTAAAGAGGACTTGACTTGGTTCCCGTACAGGGAGGGGTACAATTCCTTTCCGTAAATCATCACCGGTTGTATCAACGTGTTTCCATTCGAGAGGGGCAAAATTATAGTTCCCACCCCGCAACTTAATTCCTCGAGATAAGAACCCACCTGCTGTGTTTGCCATTGTTCCGCAGTCAACAAGTTGATTGATAATAGTATCAATCGCTTCGTTAAGGGGGCCCAGAAGTACACCAAACCCGAGGTCATAGAATCCGCCATCTGGTGAAGGGATGAACGGAAATTTTGTGAAGTAAACTTCCGATTTAATTCTAAGGACTTTTCCGTCAGCATCTCTCTCTACAGAAGTTGGAAAGAATCGCGGGACGATTCGTAAGACTTGTTTAGTATCTCTACGGAGATATACAATATAAGGTTCACCATAACCATCTTGATCTAAATCAAGTAGACAATGATGTTCTAGAATTTCATAAGGAGTTGTTCGATCTGTAACTTCTGGTTTAGTAAGACCTTGAGCTTTATCTTTAAAGACATCAAGGCTGCCCTCAATTTCCATAGAGCGAGGACCACCATCCTCTATCTCAAGCCACAAACCCCGAGTTACTCTTTCATACACATCATTCTTTGACATATAGAGAATCTGGGTAACCCGGGAGGCCTCATCCAAACTCTTAGTCCAATAGTTGACTACTAGATCTCTTGCTAATATATTCTCAGAGATATTATGACGCTTGATTGGGTCATAGTAAGTCTTCTTAAAGGCGCAACCCACAATAGGTTGGGTAATAAGAACACGGTCTGTCTCTTCTTCCCAAGACTCGTCTTCTTCCAGGATCTGGTAAGACATATGATTGGAAACACGATCTGCCCGTTCTTGGCGCCTGCCATCGGGGTCGTTGCCCCTAACCCTACACACAACAGGCATTTCTCCTTGTAGGAGTACAGGGTAAGCCCTAGCATGATACTGAAGGGCTGCTATGGTAATCAGTGGGAACTTAATGTTAGAAGCTCCCTGCCAAGGGAAAGATTTGGTCTCTACAACCTGCAAAGCTAACTTGAGAGCTTGTTCAGTCTTTTTTTCCCAACCTTCACGAGAGATGCTGTCTGCTTCAAACCCATCGTAACACTCATGGGCAATCTTATCTAGATCCTCTTTATCTAACTTAGTAGCTAGATTGGGAGAATCAAATAGATCTTCTAGTTTAAACTTTGCTTGTAATTCCAAGTTAATATCCTGTAGTTAGATTACGACCAGCTAGATCTAAACCAGCTTCTTGTAAGTCCATTTGATATTCATACTCTTCCACTTGCTTTTGAGTATCTGCTTGTTGCATTGAGTCTAGCATCAGGCCTATGTATGCCCAGGCATCCACCTGATCATCATGCCGATCTCGAGGGAATCGAATCAATTCCTCCTCGAAGGTGTAGTACCACTCAGCCTCTTTATCAAACTTAACAGCACCAGCCCGCATACGTGCCTGGATACTTCGAGCTCTTGAGAGCTTGTCCCCAGAAGGCTTTAACTTCTCTAGGCGGACAAAGACTCCCGTCTGCATCATAATCTCATTGAGGTATGGCCCAATGGCCTTCTCAATGATACCCGCTTCTATACCAAAGATCTCTGGATTATAAATCTTCTGAAGAGAGATTATTGTATCTACAATCTCTCGAGCATCCATCCGCTGTCTTACTATGTTAATGCACTGTAGTTGATTGTCTTCGTCCATACCCGCTATTGCAAATACAGACCAATCCGCTCGCTGCCTCTGGCTAATAGCCAAATCAGCAGCAATATAATAATTAAGATTCTTCTTACGATCTTCAGGCCTTATGGGTAAGAAGTCTGCTTTCCGAAAGAATGAATTAGACTCATCCAAAGGAATGTTAAGCATCTCCTGACTGTACACATCTAATAAACCCTGCTGCTCGTACTGTAGGCGGGTTTCTTGTAACTTAGCCTTGGTATGTCTAGTGGGCCACAGGATTGATTTAAAGTCATCACTGTGAGCCCTATACTTAACACTCTTCCAGGCTGTTTTAAAATCTGCCCATTGTTTCAATGGTTCTGTAACAAGATGCTTTAATCTAGAACTACCACCAATAGCCAGTTGTTGTTCTGGCATCAGCCTCTCTAGTAGAGAATCCAAATGCAGGATAGTTCCCACAATACGAATACGACCATGGGTAGCCTTTGCTCTCATCAAAGCTCCGAAGAACTGTCTACGGAACTTCTCTCGACGATCCTTGTTCATTACAAGTTCGTCATTCTCCATGTCGTCACATATAATTAAATCAGGTCGAAGATGGTCCCATTTCAGTCCCCGAGGACTCTGCTCGGCACCAAGAGCTTCAACCCTAAAATTATACCCATCATCAAACCGAACAATGATTATATCTTCGGTTTGCTTTTCAAAGGTGGGTTTACCAAATAAATTGTGGATATCTTCGTTATCCAAAAGTTCTTTAGTAATCTCCCCTAAGAACTGACAAGCTTGTGAAAAGCTATCAGACACAATTAAGGCATATCTAGCATTACGAAATAATAATTCTGCGAGAAGGTACGCGTGCGTTACTGCGGTACTCTTACCATGCTCCCGTGGAGCGGCTATAGCTACAAACTGTTCCTTGCTACAGCAGTAACCCCAAAGCTCCTTATGGAAGCTTGGGATCTCTGTTGCTGTGTCATAGTTCTTTATTAGACAGGCATTGGTAAAGCCTTCTATAACGTCGGGAGTTAATTCCATCAGACCCTTATCTATTTCTTAACAACTTTAGGAGCTTCTGCCTTTTTAACGGGTTTACCATTACCTGTTTGTGGCTTACCTACTGGACTGTCCATTTCTTTACTGGAACTCGTTGATTTACTAGACTTCTTTGATTTACTAGACTTTGTTGATTTACTAGCCTTCGTGATCTTTTCCAAGAACTTCTCCTTCGATGGTTTTAGCAGAAGCAAAACGTTTAAACTCTTCCGCTAGTTTAGCAAGATGGTCATTGACCGTCTTTTCAATTTCCGCCTTGACTGGCTTTGCTCTAAGCTTCTCTCGGCGATCTATTAGATCAGTAGTAACACGAGCAGTATCCCGTAAGTTAACGGGTACCCGTACCAGTTTAAGTGTCTTAGGATCAAACTGATAGTTTCCGTCTTTGAGACGGTCTTCCACAATTTCGATTGATTTGTCAATGACTTCTGTTAGTTTAACATCAAACTTGGAGTCTTCCTCAGCCTTGAGTTGTTCTACTAGTTCTTTCCACCAGGTCTGATATCTCCAGATATGGATAGAGTTACGGGGTATCCCTGTTATATTGGCCGTCTTAGTCTCAGAACCATTTGACAGGAAAGTCACTACAGCATTGATCTTCTGTTGCTGGGACCAGTGTTTATTGGTCTTGCTGTTCTTACCCCTGTTCCTCTTGGGAGCCCTGGCTAACATATTTAAGCCAGTATCTGGTTCTGTTTCAAGCACTTCAACGGCTGTATACAATATTTCACTCATACTAAATTATACCACACTTTACTCTAAATGTCAAGCTTTATTTTATTTATTTACTTGCCCCTTGACAAAAACTTATGTTTATGTTATAATAATAGCTGTGGGCCAGGTATTATAGTATTATAATACAGTAAACAGTGTTTTATGTATTAACAGTATTATAGTCCGTGGGACCATGGACCACCCACGGTAGTGCATAATACTGTCGCAGGTAACACCTGCAGACAGTTAGTCTTATGGTCCGTCACGGGTAGTTCCCTTCTAGTTGTATCCCCCCCTTGTTTTAAAAGTTATAATCTGCGGTATTAGTTGCCCTAAAGTAAAAGACAGAGGGTTAAGGTTTGCCCCCCACCAGTCCCTAGATAGAATACAAGGGAGGGTTAAAGACAAGGGAGGGTTAGGGTACAAGGGAGGGTTAAAGACAGTACCCCCCATAGTGTAAGGCCTTGATTATAATAGGGTTTAGACCCACACCAATAAGATCAATGACTTACGTGTGTCAGTTCTTATCATCTCCCCCCCAATAGTCTATACAAAAGACAGGTCAAAAGACTAAAACCCTTGCTAAAACCCTTGCTAAAACCCTTTCTAAAACCCTTGCTAAAACCCTCTCTAAAACCCCTCTTAAAACCCTCTCTAAAACCCCTCTCTAAAACCCCTCTTAAAGACAGGTCAAAAGACTACAACCCCGCTCTTCTTTAAGTTTAAACCGTCTGTACGTGGCTTCGGCTTCCCCCGGCTGCGCCTGATTGCAGTGGAACCTTCTTCGTATGTGTGTGTGTGGGCCGCCGGCGCAAGCAGTATAATCCTGTTCCATAGAAGACTCTCGGACGATAGAACTGTCCTCGCCCCGCCGCGCCTAGCGGCTTGTACGGGGACGGGCTACGCCAAGTAAAGGGGCTTTCGCGGCATAAAACCGTGGCATAAAACCGCCACGATTTATTCCACGTTCCCCTTGACTTCCTTCTATGGAACCAGGTTAAGGGGGATTGCTCAAGCAGCGGAACCACACACACTGCCCGTAGTTTCCATTAACCAAACAAGAGGTAAAAAACATGACTCCATATGCTCAAACAGCATCAAATATAATTGATAAATTGTGGCAAAAAAATCGTGTAAATGCGACCGAGTATCTTCACCTTAACAATGCCATATCTCGGTGCAGAGAGTACGAAGAGTCGGAAGAGTTCCAAGAGTTGGGATACAGTCTCATCCCGTTCGTGGAAGATCCCTATTGCTCGGATACTAATGAAGAAATAACTGGGGAACCATATTGTGTATCCTGCTATGAAACACCTTAGTGTTCTTACCAGCGCAATTAGGAGTTTTCAGCCAACAAAGACCGCCCGAGCCCAAGTGCCGGGCGGCTTTGCCGTCCGAAAACAAATTAATTAATCATTTATAAAGGATTACACATCATGTCAAATAAATTAAATATTAACCTACAATTCACCAACACCTTCTTCGCTGAAGCCATGTGCAGTGCAACAGTAACCCGCTTAGGCGCTCTTGCTGAATGGCAAAACAAAAAGATGCTCGAGCTCCAGAGTGATATCCAAAGCCAACTGGAACTCCCAAGTGACGAGATCAACGACACCAAATTAGACCGCCTGACACAGTATTACGAAAATGCAGACCGTGATCACTTGGAACTGTCCACCTACTTCGAACAAATGAAGACCTACTTCGAAGCCACCTATGGTAAAAAGTGGATCAAACCAGTCTACATTGACAACACATTGGTTAGCAATGTCAAGAAAGAAGGTTCAGCCCTAGACCGCGCCAAAGCAGTTCTAGCCAAGAAAGCAGCATAAACCAAACCAGACCAGTTCCCCTTAAATGGGGACTGGTCATAATCTTAATTGACCAAGATGAATGTTGAATATGTCTGGTGGAAGCAGCTTCCGAAAACCCACCGGAAGACTGCCCACCCGACCAAAATACACCTGTTATAACTAGAAAAAAGGTCAAAAACAAAGTTAACAATCAACGCCGGTACTCAATTTTTTCATTTAAAACAAACAAAATTGAATTTAGAAATACTTTATTTAAAACACCTAAAAGAGAATTAAATGAATAAAGAAGTTCCAATGCTTGAACTAACATTAGATGTTCCAATTACAGAACTTCTATTTGAACCCGACATTACAGAAGTACCAGAACAAACTATAAATAGTATAGTCTATGACTCCTACTCAGCACGACAACTTGCTGCAGATCAAGCAAAAGCCATGGGATATTTAAAAGGTAGTTTGGTGGTTGATAGAAAAACAGCCCCATTTCTTCGGGATGATCCAAGATTTTGGGGAATTATATACTCAATAACAACATTTACTATTCACAAGGAATTCGCTCCACTTGAAATTAGATGGTATTCTGGTATTACTAAATACCAATTTCCAAACGAACTCTACATTGTTCAAAAAAAACCAACCGACCAAGAAATAGCCCAACTCAAATTGAGGCCCTAAATGACAAATCCTTACGAAAAACGAGCGCATGTATTTACACCAGAAGTGATTGCTGAAATAGCAAAACAAAACAAAGAGTATCGTGAAAAAAAGTACCCAATTCTTAAGGACTATACGGAGGTAGAACCAGACCATGATTAAAATAAAAACAGATAAATGTTACTTCTTTCAAGTTAATGCCTCTAATTTTGATGATTTGCACGTATTCCCAGGCATTAGTCGATTTATGAGCTTTTCAGAACTTTATGAAGAATTATGTGATATTTATGGTACCAATACTCCACAGATTACATTTAAAACACTAATTACAGAAGATGATTTTATTAATCTCCAAGAATCTAATAAAATTGACGATGATTTTATTTTTGATAATAAGAAAATACAACCCATTCGAGAACATCCTACAAACAGGCTAACACAAATAGATGAAAATACTATCACAGCGGGCCAAATAGCTGAAATATTAACATCTATTAGGATACCACAAAGAGAACAGACCCAACCATTCCCAACAGCATCAGAAATAATTAATTCTAATACAAGAGAAGGAAACCCCCCACAATCCACGCCAGATCAATGGTAACCAAGATCATTTTATTCATAACAAGGTATAATATATGAACCAAACAATTATTATCAAACAACGTTCTATTAATTCCTTTGATGTGTTCTTTGGTAATACTCAATGGAATGAACATGCCTACTTTCGTATGAAAAACAATCGTTTAATTCTTGAATCTGGACAACCTGTACCACAACACCTCTACACAGAAATTACTAAAGAAATACAACAATTACAACAAACATCATGAATAAAATGACCCTGAAATACTGGAATCAGTATATAAAACCATTAAAGGCAATAAATAAAAAAAACAAGTACGCATTAGTATACACCATCCCAACAATAGACGATCCAAAAAAACAGATATATATAGACCCAATACAACTCTTCTCAACTTCTAATTTAACCATGCCATTTTTTAGGACACCGGTCGACAAGAAGCCAAGAATTGCTTTTTGTTCCCATACATCAAAAATGTACGACCCCCTAAACATCTACCAAATTGGATATATCTCCATACAACAAAGTATAGAAGAACAAAAAGAAAATCTACACATGTTTGATTGGTACTTTCAATACTTAGATTATTTTCTATTTAAAATAAAAAAAGCTGAAATTATCAATTTTTATATTCAAAAAATACCCTCAGCTGTTGAATTTGAACTGCCAATATTTCGAGAAATGGCAATAAAACATGGATATATTGAATCAAAACCAGTCTTTAATCCAAATTCCGGTAATATGATAATGCAATACAGTAAAAAGGCTGATTATGTATAATGTAAATACTTTTCATTCGTTTAGAAAAATGAGAGAACTAAAAACCCACTACGATGGGATACACCAACACTTTTTTATTAATGACTACAAGGCCCTGTCAGACTTATCATTAATGAACCACAACCAATTTTGTTTGTATCATAACGAAACAGTACTTTTCAAAATTAGAGTAGGGAATACTGAAATGTGTTGTGGAGTTGCACAACTTTACATAGAAGAAATAAATAAAAAGACTGATTTTTCTAAATGTAATAAAGAAATTATTAAATCCTATATAACCCAAATTCTTTCAACTATACACTACTCAAATAATAAAGGATTTATATCATTATATACACCAAAAAACAAAAAAGATCCAGTTTATTTAAATAAAACCTTTACAAACATACTAAAAGAAATTGGTTTTAGTATAGAAACAAACACAAAAAAATGGACACAATATATCTATTTATGTGATCCAAAAACTCACAAAACTAAGTTGAATATGGACATTTTTATAAAATAAAAGAGAAGCCTACAAAATGAATATACCCTATATTGTAGTAAAACTACACAACTCAACTGACTTTGGCCCAGGAAAAATGCGACAAGGTATTGCTTTTTCTAAAGAAGATCGTCCTTATGAATGGTTTCCTACTGAAAAAGCCGCATTATCTGCTTGCGAAGAATTAGCAATTAAAAATCCACTACAAGCCTATGCCGTAATGGAAGTAACACACGTAAAAGAAACAGGAAAACCAACAATATTATCTAAAATATTTACAAAAGAAGGAGAACTTAAACTTGTCTAAAACCCTTGCAACAGTTTCGATGGGCTGCGGTTGTGCTCCTGAAATTAAAAAACTGTTTAGCTATGTTACTGAATGGGAACCAGATCTAGATTACGATGCCATTCTATTTGAGGGTGGTAGTGATATAGACCCCTCTTTATATAATTCAAAAAATATAGCCACATACAGTCAAGGACAATCAAAACGAGATCGTATAGAAGCAGCAATAATGCAAGATGCAATTGACAAAAAAGCTTTAATTATTGGTATTTGTCGTGGTGCCCAACTTGCTTGTGCCCTTGCTGGTGGTAAACTTGTACAAGATGTTAATGGACATCAAGGACACCACACAATTGAAACCTATATGGGTAATACCTTTGATGTTTCTTCTGTACACCATCAACAAATGTACCCTTGGGATGTTGAACATACAATACTTGCTTGGTCAAAAACACAACAATCAAACCATTTTATTGGAGACAGCCTCAATTTACAAAAACATATTAAAGAACCAGAAGCCGTTTTCTTTCCTAAAATCAATGCACTAGCATTCCAATGGCACCCAGAGTGGGCTTATACTCCCGAAGAATTAGAATTTACTCTAGCCGAAATCGCTGAAAAACTATGACAAATACTACCAAGTTTGAAACAGCCTCATATCCTTTCTGCTGTGGAATAAGTATTTTATTCGATTTTTATACAAATTATGAAGCTTCATTAGAATACATTAAAACTTATATAATCAATGAATTTCTAAAAAACGTAAACGTAGCTAATTGTGGTCCCATAATCCAATTTGTAGCCGTTCAAGAAGGTCTTTATGTCGAAGAAGACTATAATGGTGATGGTGGCGAATTCATTTCTTTTAGTAAAACATATCAAATGCACAAGTTTGTAACAACTTTAATAACATTAATGCACGCAAAACCCATTAGTATATTCTATAACAAAAATAGTGGAAATAAATGTACTGTATTTCAATTTAAAAACCCAAGGCAATATTTATCACTAAAAGAGCAACAAAATGATTTTTATCTAGAAATCCAAACAGAGGCCGATTTACTCTACCGAATAAAGGAGATTAATTAATGAATGTACGAATTGGGGCAGATCCAGAAACACTTCTAAAAGATCTGTATGGAAATTACATTTCAGGAGCAGGTCTGTTTGGGGGCACTAAAGACAATCCTTTGCCCATTGGAGAAGGATGTGCTATTCAAGAAGACAATGTTACTGTAGAATTCAACATACCGCCAACAAATAATGTAATTGATTTTCTTAAATATATTAATTTTAACCTGGAGCATATTGAAAATCGTGCAAAAGAACTTGATCTCATCCTCACCATTGAACCATCCGCTATATACTCCGACGAGGAACTCGATTCCTTCCAAGCACAAACATTTGGATGTGAGCCAGATTTTAATGCGTGGCGAAAAGGCGCTCGAAATCCCAGACCCAAAACAACCAACAAAAATCTACGCTCTGCTGGTGGACACATCCACATTGAAGCCCCAGACCTTAATAAAATTGAACTCACCAAAGCAATGGATCTGTTTGTTGGAGCACAAATGCTCTCTTTTGACACAGACAAAATGCGTCGCAAACTTTACGGGAAAGCAGGAGCTTTTCGACCCAAAGACTATGGAATTGAGTATCGAACCCCCTCAAACGCCTGGCTCAAAACAGACGAACTTAAAAAATGGGCTTTTGAACAAACTCAAAAAGCTGTTCAATTTGTACAATCTGGAAAACAAATTGATGAATACTTGGGTAATTTATTGCAAAAAGCCATTAACCAATCAGATACAAATGCACTAAATGAACTCAATCTTTATGCAAACACAGTATACGCATGAACATTAATAACATTTTTGAAGACTTTGAACGAAAATATCGTGGAAGTTATGTACAATTACTTATAAATGGAAATCTAGAAAACTTTTTATTAGATGACATTAAACCGGATGTAGCAACTAAATTCCCCCATCTAATATTACAAAGTAATAAATTTGGCTCTATTATTCTAAAATATAATACACAAGAACGCATTTTCTTTAAAATACCACCACCCACCTACACTCAAATTGGAGAAGATGCTTATTATTTTAGTAGATTCTCAGCAAGACAATGGAAACGAGGCATCAATTCTTCAAATTGTAGATTTTATTCTCCACCATATCCGGGAAAAAATAACATAGACATTGAAGAATCAACCATTGAAAAGGCATTCTATCCTGAAAAATACTCTGTTACACAAGCAATTGATTTGATTAAAAATCAGAATTACAATAGTGTTGCTTTAAGTAAAAACATTGCAGTATTTAAAAAGATAGCTGATCCTAACACAGGTTTTATTTTCTATAGATTTACATCCATAGGTACACTAGATTTTACTAGTCTAATCTTTGATTGTCCAAACTTCACACGAGAAATTAGAAATGAGCTCACTATCTGAACTACTACTCTTTAAAGAATTAAATACGCGTGAGATGAAATGGCGTGGCATAGAACTACAAAATAAATATCAATTTAATGTATATGAAAATAGTCCTGAAATTGGTATTGAAATTGAAGTAGAAAACATAAATAAAAATCCAACCACACTATTTGGATGGACTTTAGAAAGTGATGGTTCTCTTCGTAATAATGGAATCGAATTTGTTTCATGGATTCTTAAACCAACACAAATTGAAACAGCAATTAATGAAGTAAAACGAGTTTTATCCCCAGAACACCACTTTAGTCCTCGCACAAGTGTACATATCCACATGAACTGTCGTGATCGTACTTTAATGCAGATTTATAATATAGTTCTTTTATATCAATGTTTTGAAGACCTTCTGTTCAATTTTGTAGGAAAAAGTAGAAAAAAATCTATTTTTTGTACTCCAGTTGGAAATACAAATTACTACACCTCATTAAAAGAACTACTATTACGAAATAAAATACCTGCCTGGGATAAATATACATCATTAAATTTACAACGATTAACAGACTTAGGCACTATTGAATTTAGACAACTGTATGGTACTTTAAATGAAGAAAAACTATATAACTGGATTAAACTCCTATATGATCTCTATGATTATGCAATTAAATACACAACAATAGAACTAGAAGCCAAGATTCTACAAATTGATAATAATGAAAACTATACCGCCTTTGGTTTTGATGTTTTTAATAGTAACTTTAATCTACTAGCTAAAGACGCTTACCAAAAACATATGATGGCTGATATTTCCATAGCTAAATTATATTTTACAAACTCGCCAAAACTTATAGGACTCTAACATGTGTGGAATCGTCGCAATGATTGTGAAAAAATCAAGTGGGTTTTGGCAAACCGACTTAGATACATTTAAAAAACTACTAATTGTAGATAGTTTTCGTGGAGAAGACGCCACAGGAGCTTTTGGAATTTTAAGTAACAAACAAGCAAAAATCATTAAAGTTGCAGCAGAACCACATATGCTATTTAGATGTACTGATTGGAAAGAATTTGAAACAAAAGCAATAAAAAGTATGTCTATTTTAGTAGGACATAATCGCTTTGCTACAAAAGGAACCATATCCTCAGAAAACGCCCACCCATTTGCTGAAGGTAACATTGTATTAGTGCACAATGGCACTATCAACAATCAGAAAGAAATGAATTCAGATGTGGAAGTGGATAGTCACGCAATTACCCACGCTTTGAATGAAAAATCAGCTGAAGAGGTGCTCAAAACCATTGATGGCGCTTTTGCTCTTGTTTGGTATAACCGAGAAGACGGTGTTTTAAACATAGCACGAAATAATGAAAGACCTCTTCATTATATTGAAGACTCTGATATTATCTACATTGCCTCTGAAAAAGAAATGCTTGAATTTGTAATTAACAGAAAATCATCCAATTCTTATATGGAACCTACTAAGTTAAAAGCACTTCCTTTCCCAACAAACACTCTAATTCAATTTGATTTAAAAGGAATTCGAACTGATAAACCCATAGAATATCGAAAACCCAACCCTACAGTATACACAAATCAATATAAAACCAACACCACCACATCTAAATGGTATGACACAGATGTTTATGCAAATACAGGGTATTATGAAAATTTGGAAAATCCAAATGTTTTTCATAGAACTACAAATATAATACCTTTAGACATTAATACAAATATAAAAAACGATGATCCCGATGTAGGAAAACCCATCATCATTAAACTAACCCGCATCGTTGAACAGAACCACAAACATCAATTTAAAGTTACTGGAAAAACATTATTTCCAACACCAAATACAGATATAATTGCATACTTACCAGCAAATATCTCACAAATAGAAGTAAATGCTCTACTAAAAGAACCATTTTTAGAAGCAAATGTATTAAGTAAAGCAAAAGAATCTCTATGTGGCCCAAGCTGGTGGGTTAATAAAATAGAAATGCCAGAAATGATTAATCTATATAATCAAAAAATACCTAAACTTTTCTGGAATTTCATTTGTGCAACACATACTTGTGAAAAGTGCAATAAACCAATTAAAACAGAACACGCAGACTATACTAGTTTAAAACAACGAGGAAAAACTAATAATTTTCGAGTTATTTGTACAGACTGCGTTATAGATAGTGTAGATCGTGTTATGACAGGAGAAACAGAGAGTGTTAAAAACATCAAAAACAGCACTACTACAATACAAACGAGTGTCGAACTCGGGGAAAATGTTACGAAATTTGTTAAGCCAGAGACTGAACAAGCGAGTCTACTCCATTAATTTGAATGGGGTGGGAAGATTAAAACCACACCGAATTGTAATCAACTGGGGCAATTCACAACAACCAGAAATAAACTACCCACGGTTAATTTTAAATCATCCTCGATTTGTTAAAAATGCCATTAACAAACTAACAACTTTCAATATTTTAAAGGAAGCGGGTGTATCTATTCCAGAATTTACAGTCTTTAAATCAATAGCAATTAGATGGATTCAAGAAGGAAAAACAATGGTGGCTCGTACATTACTACGGGCTTCTGAAGGACGTGGAATTGTACTCGCAAACACAGAAAAACAACTTCCCAATGCCCCTCTTTATGTACAATACATAAAGAAAAATAAAGAATTTAGAGTACACATCTTTCAAAACAAAGTAATTGATGTTCAAGAAAAACGAAGACGCCGTGGTAATGGATCTGCTCCTATTCGCAATACAGCCAATGGATACGTTTTCTGTAGAGATAATATAGAAGAACCAACAGACCTTCGAAGTATTGCTTTAGCAGCAGTACAAGCCCTTCGTCTAGATTTTGGTGCTGTAGATATTATTTGGAATCGTTACTATAACAAAAGCTATGTACTCGAAGTAAACACCGCTCCCGGAATAATGGGGCAAACATTAAACAACTACGCAGACAATATTATAAGAGCTTTCTATGGATGATACACAACTTTTCTGGAAACGCCCCGCTTTAGAAGAAACTGGTATAGAAGTTGGTCTAACTCAACAAGCTTTTGAAACTTTTGGAGAAATTTGGAACATTATACCATCTTTCGATAAAAAAAGAAATTTTAAACAAGGAGATTCAATTTTATCCGTTGAGGGTTCTGAGGCTTTTGGTTGTATTACAATTCCATTTAATATTAATAAATTGTCTTTAAACCCGAATGTCATACAAAAACCCAACGAACTGACTACACATGATATAATATTCACTGGCTACATTAAATAATAATAATAATAGGATTATATGCGATGTATTTCTTGTAACACTTGTCTTACTGATTTTGAAGCAACTCGAAAAACCGCTTTTACTAATGATTACGTAGATCTTTGTAATCGCTGTTTCAGAAGTATTTCTTCTGAAATAGTTGTAATTGAACGTAATGATCTAAGAAAGGATATTGATAATGAAGATGAATTCACAAAAGACTGAGTATGTAAAAAAAGAACGGCCTAAAACCATTAAACTACTATTTGAGGCTCCTATTTATAAACATCTCTTTTTTCAAGTATTAGAACCAAAAAATAAAAAACAAAAATGAATTTTTTTGTTAAACATGAATCCTGTCCTAAATGTGGTTCAAGAGACAACTTAGGAAGATACTCCGACGGATCTGCCTGGTGTTTTGGATGTGGTTATCTAGAAAAAGGAACACACCCATTCCTTAAAAGTTCCCCAAACACTATAAAAACCATAACTCTACCTTATGATGCTGATTTTAATTACACATCCATTCCTGAAAAAAGTAAAGCATATCAATGGATTCAACAATATGAAATCACAGATGAAGAACTCTCAGATTACAATATATTATACTCATTATCAAGACAACAACTAATTTTTCCCATCTACAATGAAGATAGCAATCTACTAGCCTGGCAAGCCAGAAACTTTGCAGAAACCGCAAAAACCAAGTATTTCTCACAAGGCCCCATTCATGATCTAATTTACATATGTGGAGAAGAGATTGGATCTGACACGATTATACTGGTTGAAGACCTCATCAGTGCTATTAAAATAGGACGTAGCTACCCCTGTATGCCTCTATGGGGTTCAGAGGCTTCTAAGCCCCTTATAACCCGTTTAAAAGGTATGTTTAAGACCGTCCTAGTCTGGTTAGACTCAGATAAATGGAAAAATGCTATAAAAATCTCCAAAAGTTGTCAAATTTACGGTCTAAAAGCAGCCGCTATTTACAGTGAAAAAGACCCAAAAAAGTACACAGATATAGAAATTAAAAAATATATTGAGGATGCCTCTTGACAAACTAAACCATTAATGATATACTAATACTGTGGGTGCGGTAGTATTATAAGACAATAATAATAATAATAAAGCCGGGAGGCTTAAAGTGATAGAACTTGAAGTATTAAAAGCACTACTAATTAAAGACAATTGGGTAAAATATCGAAGATTTATCTCCAAGCCCTTAAATAAAGAATTCAATGTTCTTTTATCAATCCTGGACAATTATTTTACTAAAAATGAGAATGCCCAAAATTTATCTATAGAAGACTTCGAAGTAGTAGCTGAAATCTCAGGAAGAGTCGATTCTTCTTATAAAGACATCTTTGTCCTTATAAAAAACCTTAAAACACAACCAATTCTTATAGAAGAATTACTTAAATCCTACAAAGAAAAAGATCTTCTAACGCAACTAGCTCTAGCGGCTTACGACACCTCAGAAGGAAAGAAACCAGCAGTAGACATTAAAACACTCTATAATGAACTTGAAACACTAACAACAGAAGGCATCCAAGAAAATGAATTTGAAGTTGCTTCAGATGATCTTGACTTTCTATTAGAAGAAACTTATACCAAACATGGTCTCCGCTGGAGACTAAACAGCCTAAACGCATCTTTGGGCAGTCTCCGTAAAGGGGACTTCGGCTTTATCTTTGCCCGACCAGAGACGGGAAAAACAACATTTCTAGCTTCCGAAGTGTCCTTTATGGCCCAACACACGGACGGGAACATCCTGTGGATCAATAACGAAGAAGAAACAAACAAAGTTAAAGTTAGAGTCTTTCAAGCCTTACTAGGAGCTAATAAAGAGCAACTAGAAAATCCAGCAGGTAGAACCAAGGCAAAGGAAATGTATGCCACCGCTGTCCAAGACCGCCTTAAGATTATCAATGCCCAAGGTGGTATTACAGCTAACCAAGTAGAGAAACTTTGTGAACAATATCATCCAAAACTAATCATTCTAGATCAAATTGATAAGATTGAAGGGTTTGAAGATGATAGAGAGGATCTTAAATTAGGGGCCATATACATATGGGCTAGACGACTGTCTTCTAAATATGGCCCAGTCATAGCTGTAACACAAGCCGACGGTAGTGGCGACAACTGCCGTTGGTTGAATATGAACAATGTTGCAAATGCTAAAACATCCAAGCAAGCCGAGGCTGACTGGATACTTGGCATTGGTAAAATACACGATATAGGCTACGAGTCTGTAAGATTTCTACATATCTCAAAAAACAAGTTGGTTGGTGATAAAGATACTGACCCCACTAAACGCCACTTCAGATGTGAAGTTAGCATTTTACCACATATTGCAAGATATAAGGACATACACCTAAAAAATGAACATTAAATTACTTAGCGTTGATTGTGAAACAACAACATTTAATAAGGGAAACCCATATGACTATAGAAATTATCTAGTTTGTTTTGCTTATAATAATACTTGTCATAGACCAGATAAGGAATCTCTAGCTCTTCTTCAAAAAGAAATATATGATGCTGGACTAATAATTGGATTTAACTTTAAATTCGATCTCCACTGGTTACGGAACCATGGTGTTGATTTTAGTGATAAACGAATTTGGGACTGTCAAATAGCAGAGTACATTCTAAGTAGACAAACTATCAAATATCCAAGTCTAACAGATGCTCTATTAAAATATAAACTAGCCCCTAAACAAGATAAAGTTAAGGCTTATTGGGATCAGGGATTTCAAACAGACCAAATTCCCTGGGAAATCTTATCTGAATATAATATTATTGATACTCAGCAAACACTAGCACTGTTTAAAGAGCAATGGAAGGCTTCTAACCCGCAACAGAGGCGTTTAATCCTACTATGTGGGCAAGACCTCAAAGTCTTACAAGAAATGGAACAAAACGGCCTATGTGTTGATTTAGAGGCATGTCAAATAAACATGTATGAAAAAGAAAAGGAGATAAAAGAACTTGAAGCTGACATAACCAAAACCATACCAAATATACCAATTAATTTTAATAGTGGGGACCACATATCCGCACTTCTCTACGGAGGAACTATATGTGAAGATGTACGAAGAGTCGTCGGGGTTTATAAAACAGGCTTAAAAACAGGTCTACCCAGAGTTAAAATAGATATCATAACCCACACACTCCCAGGAATCGTAAAACCCATTAAAAAAAGTGAATTAAAAAAAGAGGGCGCATGGTCAACAGCAGAACCTACCCTACGACAATTAAAAGACAAGACTGGTACTGTAACAAAACTACTAGAAATTGCAAAATTGAATAAAATCAAAGAGGTATATGCTTCTTTTATTGAAATTAATAGTAAATACTGCTGGCCTCCTAATAAAATCTACGGTACTTTTAATCAAGTAACTACAGCTACTGGTCGTTTATCTAGCACTAAACCCAATCTTCAAAACATGGGTGAAGAAATGCAAAAATTAGTTAAAACTACCTATTGACACAATCAAATAAAGGTGATATACTATAGTATGAATAAAAAATGATAGTGCAAGCAGATGCAAAAGCCTTAGAATGGTGGACTGCTGTATGGTTAAGCCAAGATCCTACAGGACTAGAAGAAATTAGACAGGGAATTGACCTACATACAGAGAATCAAAGAGTATTTAATCTACCATCAAGACTAATAGCAAAGAAATATCTCTTCAGAACCATTTATAAAGGCAGTCCATATGCTTTTAGTAAAGATCCTGAATTCAAAGAAACTTCGTCAGACATAAAATTCTGGGAAGACATTGAATACAAGTTCTATAAAAAGTACGATGGTTTAAACAAATGTCATATTAAATGGGGTCACAATGTAACACAGGATTTACCAATAGTAGGCCCACAAGGTAGGGAATGGCAATTTGAAATGAAACGAAACTACAGGGGGGATCTTGAAATACCATGGACTATTGTAACTAATTATCCAATTCAAGGCACCGCAGCAGACATTATGGCAGTTATTAGAGTCCTATTTTACAATCGCCTTCACTCAAATAATATAAAAGGACGCTTAATAGGAACTATACATGACTCCATCTTGATAGATGTGCCTGAGGAATTTGTTCAACAAACAATTGATTTATTTCATGAATGTTTTCAATATATGCCAACTGCATTTGAAAATGTGTTTGGAGTAAAACCAAACATACCACTCTTATGTGAATGTAAATTTGGTGAAATGATGTATAATAAAAAATAAAGAGGTTTAAATAATGCAAATTGTAATTCAAAGTGTAACGATTGATAATCGAGGTAAATTTAAATTAGCTACCGTCAACTATCAAAACTCTGAAGGTAAAATAGAAACAAAAAATGTAGCAAGTTTCGGCAACAAAGAACTATATGAGACACTATCCAATGCCAAAACGGGTGCTGCTTTTGATGTCCAATTCAATAAAAATGATCGTGGTTATTGGGAATTTACTAGTGCAGTACCCCTTGATGCTGGTACTGTTACTATTAATAAACCAGTAGCAGGGAAAGCTACAGCAACTCCAGTAACTAAATCTTCCTATGAAACATCCGAAGAGCGAGCAGCTCGTCAAAAGTTCATTATTAAGCAGTCAAGCATTGCTAACGCCATTGCTGTACTAACAATTGGGGCTAAAACAGCTCCAGCGGCCGCAGACGTTCTCAAACTAGCCGATTTCTTTGTTGGATACGTAATGGAAAAGGATCAAACACAGAAAGAACCGGATATGTCAATAGGTGGTCTTGAAAGTGAACTTTACTTTGACTTGACATAATGAAAGCAATTATAGACGGCGATATTGTTGTCTATCGCTGTGCTTTTTCTTGTGAGAAAAAAATAGATGGGGAAGTGATTCTTATAGACCCTGTAGAGCGCGCAATTCAGAGGATGGATTTCCTCATAAATGAAATGCTGGCTATGACAGATTCTACAGAATATATTCTCTATCTATCTGGAAAAAATAACTTTCGCTATGAGATCTTTTCAGAATACAAAGCAAATAGAAAAGATAGAGCAAAACCAGTTTATTTAGAACAATGTCGACAACATTTAATAGATGAATATGGAGCGATCGTTGAAAATGGACACGAAGCCGATGATTCTATCGGAATTGCTGCAACAGCATGTAATAGTATCGACGACTATGTAATATGTTCCATCGATAAAGATCTATTACAGATACCTGGAAAACACTTCAACTTTGTTAAAAAGGAATTACAGTTTGTTTCTCCGCTAGAGGCTTCCAAAAACTTCTACAAACAACTTGTCCTAGGAGACGTTGCTGATAATATACCAGGATATGATGGAAAAGCAAGACAAAAAGTACCTAAATTTTTAGAGGAAATTATGCAATTAATTGACAATTGTGGTAGTGAAATTGAAATGTATGAGGCTATAAAGGGTCTAGATGGAGTAGAAATGGAAACTCTTGATCGAAATGCTTGTCTTCTACACATCTTACGTGAAACAGAGAAAATGTGGGAACCCCCAGTACTGGAAGAATTGGATCCAGTCCATGCAGCAGTATAAATCTAAATTTGAAGCTCGTGTTCGAGAACTTCTACCCAAATCAGTAACCTATGAACCAGATAAACTCAAATTTACTCAACCGGCGCAGGTTAGAACCTACATTCCCGATTGGAAAATTAGAGACAGGGTTTATATAGAAACTAAAGGTAAACTTACATCAGAAGATCGTAAGAAAATGCTTTGGGTTAAAGAACAATATCCAGACTATATCTTTTATTTACTGTTTCAAAATTCAAGAGTTCGTTTAAGAAAAGGAAGCCCCACCTCCTACGGAGATTGGGCCACGAAAAATGGGTTTTTGTGGTCTGATAGCAAAATGGGAATTCCTGATGAATGGTTTACCAAAGGAAAAGCACCGTGCAAATAAAAACAATAATGGAACAAGAAGACGGTACTGCCGAGTTTACAGCAAATCTAAGTAATAATGAGGTCAATTTCCTCTTAGAATTTGCTATAAACAATCTTCTTGCACAGGGGGTTACTGTTCTAAATAGACAAAAATCCAGTGTACATGAATTACATGAGACTGAACAATAATGAAAATACTCTTATTAGACATTGAAACAAGTCCAAATCAAGCTTTTGTTTGGGGTTTATTTAAACAAAACATATCGATTAGTCAAATCATAGATAGTAGTGCTGTGCTTTGTTACTCGGCAAAATGGTTAGGAGAAAATAAAATCTTTTTTGATTCTATTATGGAAACAACACCAAAACGCATGTTACAAGGAATTCATTCTCTTTTATGTGAAGCTGATGTTGTTGTTCATTACAATGGATCTAGGTTTGATATACCAACACTTAATAAAGAATTTATCTTATTGGGACTCCCGCCACCAAATCCATATAAACAAGTTGATCTCTTACAAATTGCTCGAAATCAATTTCGATTTACCAGCAATAAACTGGACTACGTGGCACAAGAATTGGGCCTAGGAAAGAAACATGAAACCAAGTTTAATCTTTGGGTTGATTGTATGAACAAGGATCCAGCCGCTTGGAAAATAATGAAAAAATATAACATTAATGATGTTATACTTCTAGAAGAGGTCTACAACAAATTCCTTCCCTGGATCACAAATCATCCAAACAAAGGTCTTTACCAAGAAGAAAGTCGTGTATGTCCTAAATGTGGTAGTGCTCACTATCAATCACGTGGATGGTCTTACACAAACGCTGGGAAATATAAAAGATATCAATGTTTAGGATGTAGAGGTTGGTTTCGAGATGCTGGTGTTACTAAAAACAAAGGCCCCACTTCCAAAGAAAGGTTTACAAATGTATGCTCTTGATTTTATGCCTAATTATTCTAGTAGCACTCAACTTCAATGACAAAAAAAGAACTGATTCACAGCCCAGATCATTACACTCACGGGGGGATAGAGACTATTGATTTTATTAAGGCCAAATTAACACCAGAAGAGTTTAGAGGTTATCTAAAAGGATCTACTCTAAAATACATGTCGAGACTTGGCCTTAAAAATGAACCGTTACAAGATGCTGAAAAAGCACGTTGGTTTACCGCACGCCTAATAGAAGAATTAAAATGCCTCTGACAATAACAGAGATTTACGAAAAATTAAAAAAACTAGATGAAATTACTCTTCTAGAAGTCTTGGACATTACAAGTGAGGATCTTGTAGAAAGATTCCAAGACTTTATAGAAGATAAATATGAAGATTTTCAAGAAGATTTTGACGAGGATGAAGATAATGACGATATTGAGTGATCGAGTTAGTATATTAGAACAAAATGGTATTCCCGGAGTGCGCGATTTCTTCGCTACAAGTGCTCTTAGTATATTGGCTACGGGTAACTATACAGGAACGACAGCAGATCTTGTGGCCAAGTTTGCATATAACATAGCGGACGCTATGCTACTGGAGCGTGATAAAATTAATGATGTTCGTAAATGAAAACAATTCCAAATAAAAATATACAAACAAAACTCAGTTTTATCAATAAAGCAAATACAAAAATGAATTTATATCAAGAATACATTTATAAAAGTAGGTATGCTCGTTTTCGTGATGATTTGGGAAGACGGGAGAATTGGGAAGAAACTGTAGATCGCTATATGGGATTTATATTTAAAGATACTAAACTCAACGCCGGTACTGTTTCTGAAGTCAAAAAAGCTATTCTAAATATGGATATAATGCCATCTATGAGAGCTTTGATGACTGCGGGGGCTGCTATGGAACGGGATCAAGTGGCCGGTTATAACTGCTCCTACATCCCCATGAATCACATCAGGGCTTTTGATGAGGTGATGTATATCCTAATGTGTGGGACGGGTGTGGGATTCTCTGTAGAAAGACAAGAGATTGCCCTTCTTCCCGCCGTTTCTGAAGAAATGTACCCCTCAGAATCCATTATAAAGGTTCGAGATAGTCGTGTAGGATGGGCCTCCGCCTTCCGAGAGCTCATCAGCCTACTATATGCTGGGAAAGTACCTAAGTGGGATATAAGTGAACTACGGCCTGCTGGAGCCCGTTTAAAGACCTTTGGGGGGCGTTCAAGTGGGCCAGAACCTCTAGAAGATCTATTTCGATTCTGTATCGCTGTATTTAAAGAGGCTGTTGGACGCAAACTCAACTCTTTGGAGGTTCATGATGTTGTTTGTAAAATTGCTGATGTTGTTGTTGTTGGAGGTGTTCGTCGCTCTGCCCTTATATCTCTTAGCAATCTCACTGACGATCGTCTCAGGAACGCTAAAATGGGTCAGTGGTGGGTTGACGAAGGTCAGAGAGGCCTTGCAAACAATTCAGTAGCATACACAGAAAAGCCCGACATGGGCATATTTATGAAGGAGTGGGAGAGTCTTTATGCTAGTAAATCTGGGGAAAGAGGGATTTTTAATAGGAATGCAGCAACTCGGCAACGTGCTAGATCTGGGAGATCAGACATTTCGTTTAGTTACGGAACGAATCCTTGTGGAGAAATTATCCTACGACCAAATGGATTCTGCAACCTTTCAGAAGTTGTGGTCAGACCTACAGACACTACTGAAACCATTAAGCAAAAAGTTGGACTTGCTACAATCATCGGAACTGTTCAAAGTACTTTCACAGACTTCCGATATCTTAGATCCGTCTGGAAACGGAATGCTGAGGAAGAGCGACTCCTCGGAGTCTCCCTCACAGGAATCACCGATAATTCTATCTTAACTGATCCTACTTGTGATCATTTCTTAGAGGAGTTACGGAATTATGCTATCGAAGTTAATAAGAAGACTGCGGATATTCTTGGTATTTCTGCAAGCTGTGCTATTACTTGCGTTAAACCCAGCGGAACTGTTAGTCAACTTGTAGGATCTAGTAGTGGGATTCATCCTAGCTACTCTGATTATTACATTAGAACTGTGAGGGGGGATAGTAAAGACCCTTTAACTGCGTTTATGATATCTTCGGGAGTTCCACATGAGCCGGATGTAACTAAACCAAACTCTACTGTGGTATTTAGTTTCCCAACGAAAGCTCCGGCAGGTTCCATTAAACGGTATGATATGGACGCTATGCAGCAATTAGCCCTGTATCTTAGTTATAAGAATGGTTGGTGCGAGCATAATCCCTCTATTACAGTCTATGTAAAAGAGCATGAGTGGATGAAAGTGGGTGCATGGGTATTTGATAACTTTGATGATCTTGTAGGAGTGTCTTTCTTACCGCACTCAGACCATTCCTATAGACAGGCCCCCTATCAAGAGATAACAGAGGAGGAGTATTTTAGTTTATTGGAGGAATTCCCAACAAGCATTAATTGGGGAAATTTTACTGAAAGTTTAGATAATACAATAGGCAGTCAGGAATTGGCCTGTGTTTCTGGTAGTTGCGACATAATTTAGTTTTATCAATGATGTACTTAGGGGCCCTCCGGGGCCCCTTTTTTATTCTATTACATTGCTTGGAACTTTATTACTTCGCCGCCCATTGCCTTGGCTTGGTCTGTATTAATGGGTATTTCCATGCGGTTTAAAGTAGCGGCAAGCTTCTCAGCGCCTTCTACTGAAACGCCCTCACCATTCAATTTAGAGCAGGTCTCTACAGAGGCTTGTTTACCTTTAATGTCATCATTACGATAAACGAAAATACAAGTATCGTGTACACGCACAGCACACCATCCAAACGTGTGGCCAAGAATTTGATTCATATCTTGCTGACTGCCCATGTATATAATAGAACAAGAAGCATCTACTCGTGCAGGTGAAAAGTGTTTTCCTATAGCGATTAAATCACCAGCATATGCCGTTGAACTAAAGAACAACACAGCCAATAATAATTTCTTCATTCGTTTGTTTCCTTTAGAAGTATTTTCATTTAATAGATTCTTCAGACTTAACCCAGTTCTGCAATTGTACTAGTTGGTCTGTGGTTTCAACACACTGTTCAATAAGGGCTGTGTAGGGGGAGCCTTCATTAGTGCCGGCGGGGGCGACGGGAAGGGAGGGCACTGAACCGCTACTGGGGTTGTGCTGCACCCGTTTAGCAAAATAAGCCCGAATAACGGCAATATCATGTTGGTACGCATCATTAATTTCCTTTGTAGTTTGAATACTTTCTTCTTCTTTGGCTTTAATTGCAGCCTTCTGTACATCTCCTGCGGCTTGTACTTTCTCTTTAAAAAGATCAAACCTGCTGGCTTCAAATTCATATCCGCCAACTGCTCCCATAAAAAGAGCAATCAGCCCAATTCCCAACGTCCAGTATATATTAAACACCTAGTTCTCCCATACATCTAGCGTATTCTTCGTGCCTACGCTTGGTTAATCCTGCAAGTTTTCTTCCTTTAAATACGTCCCAATTCAGTATTTCCTTGCACGCTTCTTCATAATGCTGCTCATTAAGTTTCTTAATTAAAGTAGAATGACAGAAAGCACCAGGGCCTATATTATAAGCAAGGTCTACATAGGCATCATATTCATTTTGATTTAAAGGAACATTAATACACTTCTTTATAGCCTTCTCATACGTATCTACATCCTTACGGGTAGCCTTCAATGCAGCTATGGGGGTAGTGTGTTGCCCTATCTTAACTCCTTGGGTTGTACCAAACCCTATAGTAGGCACATCATCCTTAACAGGAATATAGGCATGGTCTGAATAACCCTCACTGGTAACAAGGGCAATGAAGGCCGTAGCACTGAAGGCTAAAGCAGCTACCTTATTACGATTACTTGTTAGCAATGCCATCAGTAGTATCCATGCGAAGTAAGACTATTAAAATACCAAGGACACAGCCTACAATTCCTTGGATGAATGGTGTAACAGGAAACTCATAAACGATTCCCTGCACGAATGATAAGCAGGTAATTACAATACCCATGATAATGGTTCTTGATTTAAATGCTTTTTTTAGATATTCCCAACTCATTTTATTTACCAAGTGATGGCGTTCACTGCGTCTATGGTGGTTGCTGCGTTAATCAAAGCCTTCTGCGCCCAACTGTGTGCATAAAGGGTATTCGTGTTTTGTAGTGCTAACCCCCCAAGAGCAACCAGGTCAGCTTGAGCAAAAGGGACATTGATATTGTTTGAAGTTCTCCATACGAAGCCGGTGGGTAATGGAATCCCGGCTCCTACTGCAACCACCGCACTGGTAATTAGTCCTGAACTTACCCGGTCAACCTGGTAGGAATTTCCGTTGTAAGTCACGGTGCTGCTTGCTATGACTATTTCAAGCTGTGCGTCAATATAAGAACTTCGCGCCGTCTGAGCATCAGTCAAAGCATTGGCAGGAATTACCCAAGTCTTTGTAGGCCAGTCGAAGGTGTAATAACTGGCTGGTTGTGCTGGTATATCAACCAGAACTCCATTGGCAACGTACTGATTGCGCGCGTTATTGCCCGGTATGTCTAGGTAGAGGGTACAACTCGTGGGAGGAATCAGCAGGCCTTCGTTCCCTTCTTGCACAGTCCCATGCCCTACAATGCGCCCATTAGAATCAGTGAATACATAGTACCTCATCGTTTTCCCGCCGTGGCTGTTGAGTAGGTCTCACTATAACTCAAGTACATATTGATACCATAAGTATAAAGTATTTGATACATTATTGAGATTGTATGGGTGCCATTACCAATAAGAACAAATGCGACGGAGTCAACGGTTTCGGTAGCTAGACCATTAGTTTGTTCTTGAACGCTACCAACAACTACACCATCAACTTGTATTTGAACCTGGAAATCCCAAGGGCCTACGTGTACTCCTCCCAGTGTAGTAACTACGCCCATACGGGAGGATTGATATATAATCACACCACAAGTTTCAGAAGGGCCAAGACCAGCAATAGTCAAATAATAGGTTAGAAACGAGGTATTAGTGGGAGTAACCGCAGCGGAGCCAGTTGTAGACGAACCGTACACAGGAACGGTTACAGCATTTCCAGCAATTTGTAGTGTATTTACCGCCGCAGTATCTATTACAGCAGAAGCAGCCGTAATAGTACCAGCAGCTATATTACCGGCTGTGATTGTACCAGCAGCTATATTACCGCCAACAATGGTATTTGCAGCAATTTGGGTAGAGGTGATAGACCCTGCAGCAATTTGGCTCGCTGTGATAGTATTTGCAGCAATTTGGCCCGATGTGATAGTATTTGCAGCTATTTGGCCCGATGTGATAGTATTTGCAGCAATTTGGCCCGCTGTGATAGTATTTTCAGCTATTTGGCCCGATGTGATAGTATTTGCAGCTATTTGGCTCGCTGTGATAGTATTTTCAGCTATTAAACCGCCGTCAACCGCTGCTGTCCATGT